AGTATGTTCGGAATGAGTGGGGGCTGCTGATTGCGGATTTGGACGATACATTCGGCATTGCCACTCGCATTGGAAAAGCGATTCGAGATGGAAGCGATTTTCTGATAGGGAAAGCGCAGAAGTTTGCATCGTGGCTCAAGAGTGTTTCGGATAAGCTGGGCGGCGTGGAACAACTGCTGAAACTAATTGCGCTGGCGGCGACGGCGCTCTTCCTCGCAACAAACGGAAACAAGGTACTCTCGTTCCTTAGCGGAGCCGTAAAGCTGCTGAAAGGATTCAATATTCAAACGGCGCTTGCGGCTGCAAAATGGCTTCTGCTGTTTTTGGTGCTTGAAGATGTGTTCACGTTCTTGCAGGGCGGAGATAGCGTCTTTGGGCGGCTCTTAAGCGATGCTGGCGTTGATGTCGATGCACTCAGAGAAAAAATCTCGAATTTCTTCTCTGATGCCAAGCAATTCGGCAAAAATTCCCTTGACGGCCTAAAGCAATTCTGGAGTGAGCATGGCGATAGTGTGCTTGCGGTTCTGCAATGGCTGTGGCAAGGATGTGTTGACCTGACTGCGGACATTGTTACTTTGGGTGGCCACTTATTCGACCTCTTGGGTGGCCTTATTACCGGATTTCAGACAGGAGATTGGACACAATTTCTTCAAGGCTGCAAAGAGCTGTGGCAAGATTTTCTTGATATTTTGAACGGCATCGGACGAGCAGTTTTTGGTGAGCTGTGGGATCCGTTGGTGGATTCCATGAACAGCGCATGGAATCTGCTGAAAGGATTCTTTAACTGGTTTGGAGATAAAATTCAGTGGGCGAGAAATCTCTGGAACGGCGTTAAGGAATTCTTTAATGGTGCCGATTCTGATGATGAAGTGGACGACAATCAATCTGAAAAGCCGAAAGGCTCTAGTGGAACAACCAGTGGCGGAGCAGGGAGAAAAGCCGCCGATGGCGGAACCTCCAACAACGCAGAAAAATCCTCTTCTGCTGCCAAAAGCACGAGCACGGAAGCAAATCGGAAAGCCACGAATGCCTTTATTTCTGGGGGCCGTCCAGTGTCCACCCGAACGGCGGCGCAGAAGCCTATATCCCAGACCACCAACAATAAGTCAATCAACGTGAAGCAGGAAAATAAGCAGCAGTACACATTCCAAGTCACGGAAAGAGCCGCTGCCGACCGTCTGAGTACTACGGCTCGTTCGCAGGAAACGCAGTCCACGGATGAATTGGCAAGAGCGTTGAATTATGGGAGGTGATGCGCTGTGCTGGCAAAGCAACCTGCATCCCTCGGCGGATTTGAGTTCGATGCAATCATCAAGAGGTCGGAAACGATGACCAGTGATGTGCCGGAGTATGCAACAGAGGAAGGATACTCCATCACGGACAACATCTGCCTAAAGCCCCGTGAGCTGGAAATCGAAGCCATCATCACCAACAGCCCTGTCACATGGGCTGAGCAACACGCGGCATCGTCAAGCCGTGTTGAGACGATGGTTGAAGAGCTTCGTCAGCTGTGGCTGAAAAAGACTCCGGTGCAGTTTACCGCGGCTGGCGACAGTTACGAGAATATGTGCATCATGAGCATTACAGCCCCTCGGACGGTTGAGGACGGCAGCAGCACCCGGCTGACCATCAAGCTGAAGCAAGCGTCCATCAACTCTACCGATATGGCAAATATCAGTGTGAAGTACATTCGCGGAGGAACATCTAAGAAAAACACGGGTGCTGGACAGAAAAGCTCATCGTCTACATCTGGTACACAGAAAGACGAAAAAGCCACAAAATCCAGCATTTTGTGTTCTGGCGCAAAAGCCATTGGCCTTTTCAAGTGAGGTGTGCAAATGGAATACTACGAGATTTCTGTTCCAGACCGCAATGATTCGGTGATGCGCGTAAACCTTGACGGCACATACTACTATCTCCGGGTTACATGGAATGCTTACGGAGAGTTTTGGATGCTGAGTATCTACGATGCAGATATGCAGATGAAAATCGGCATGGCGAAGCTCGTGCCGGGGGCAATCTGGAACTTCTATTATCTCAACTCGAACGGCCCGCCGGGGATCCTTGGTGTTCAAACGGACAAGGAACGCATCGGCAGGCAGGATTTTGTTGATGCGGTGGCTCACCTATACTATCTGCCGGCTGAACAGATGGGGGTGCAGTGATGGAAAATTTTGACCGTCAGTACAGAGTACGAATCGGAAAGAACAACTCCACGGGCCGAGAACTCGGCAAGCCGAATGAGTCAACAGGCAGGGCGCTTCGGTGTCAATTCTCCTGCGAAGTTGGTGACAGCTCAAGTTCCAATACCGGAAAAATTACGCTGTGGAATTTGGCAGATGAAACCCTTCGCTTACTGGAACAAGAGGACTGTTTGATTGAGCTAAGTGCAGGGTACAAGGACGACCTGCCCACAATAATGGGCGGAACACTGACGTACTTTGAAACTGAGCAGAGCGGCGCAGATCAGCAAACCACAATCGAGTTTGTGGACAGCTTTACATCGTGCCGAGACAACACAGTAAGTCTCAGCTATTCCGGCACTGTCTCCGGGGATAAAATTGTGCGCGACGCGGCGCAGATTATGGGCTGCGAGGTTAAATTCTCCAAATCCGCTAAGTTGATAGACTTCACGAATTTTGCGTTTGTAGGGGCGGGAAAGACCTTGATTGAAAGGGTTTGCAACCGCAGCAAAATGCGCTGGAGCCTGCAAAACGGAATTGTCCAAATCTGCGCATTGGACGAGCCGATAACGATGGCCGCTTATGTGCTGTCCGCAAGTACGGGCCTCATTGGTTCTCCGAAACCTGTCTTTGAGTCTGCATCGACGAGCGACAAAAAGAGCAGTAATGCTTCCAAACGCAAGGCGAAAAAGGGCATCGAAGTCACCTATGCACTTAATGGTCATATCCAAGTGGACGATTATGTGAAAGTTGACTCAAAACCATACAAGGGCAACTACCGGGCGTCCAAAATCAAATTTACTGGCGACACAGAGGGCGATGACTGGAAATGTGTAGCACTATTTGTGGAGGTGAAGTGATGTGAAACAGGACTTCCTTGATGCAGTATCTTCCCTTGTTGGGCGGCTGATGGAAGATTCGATTCATACCTCTGCACCCTCCAAGGTTGGAAAGGTAGAGAATAACCATACCGCGAAGCTCATCCCTAACCTCAAGGTGACAACGGATGATGGCCGAGAAATTCCTTACCCGGAAATATCAGGAACCATCATTCTGATGCCCTGTGGAGCAGGTGGAACGGTTGGTTTTGCCTTTCCAGTGAAGTCGGATGACGGGTGTCTTGCTCTCTTCAACGAGGGCGGCTCAGGAACAGACCTCAAATGGGATCTTTCGAATGCGGCTTTGCTTCCGGGCCTTTACCAGTCGCCGGGTGAGCAGGTGAAAAAGGCTGGAAGTGAAGAGGCTGCCATCATGTTTGCGCCCAGCTCTACTATCACGGTCACGAAAGACAAAATCGAAATCAAAAAGGATGATACCAAAATTACGGTGACATCTGATTCCATAAAGATGGAAAAAGGCAGCACGACTGTTACGGCATCATCTTCGAGTGTTAATGTAACGTCTCCGAACTTGAACGTCAAGGGAAATACCAAAGTGAATGGAAGTATCTCGGTGACAGGAAACGTGACGATTTCCGGCACATTGACGCTCGGCGGAATTGTGATGAATACGCACACGCACGCCGGTGTGCACGGACCGACTGGAGGACCTGTGTAATGGCTTTGAAAGACCTTGCGCTTTCCAAAAGCGGAGACCTGCTGATAAACGAGAGCGGAGATTTTACAATCATCGACTCGGTTCGACAGGGTATTCAAATCAAGCTGAGGTGGATTAAAGGCGAGTGGGTCTTTAATCCTGAAATGGGTGTGCCTTATTTTGAATCGATTTTGGTCAAGACGCCAAACCAAGCGCTTATCGAAAAAACGCTGCGTGACCAAATTTTGAGTGTGTCCGGTGTTACAAGCGTTGGCTCGATAAATCTTGCGATGGATAAGAAAAAACGAACTCTCTCTGCGAAGTTTACCGCAAAAACGATGGAGGGAGTGCTGGAAAGCGAGGTGAACCTTTCGCATGGAATACGGGATAACGGCTAATGGTTTTTCGATGCGGCGACTGGATGAAATTTATAATGCCTCCTGTAAGAGATTTGAGGATGAAATTGGAGTAAATCCGTCCGAAAATCCGCAGAGCGTCATGAATGTGCTATTTACGATTTTTGCTGATGCTCCGGCAGAAATGTGGGAGGCATTTGCGGCAAGCTATCAGCAGATCTTCCCGAACACTGCCGAGGGAATTGCACTGGATAACGCCATGCAGATTGGCGGCGTCAACCGCATCGGGCAGGCACGCACAAAATATACGCTGTCCTGTACTGGGCGTGAGGGTACGGTGATTCCGGCGGGCGCTCTGGTTCAGTCGAGTACGTATCCACAACGTCAATTTCGAGCCAAAGGAATGTCCACAATTTCCAGCACGAACTGGAGAAGAATTGGAATCCGACCAATCGAGAGCGTGAGCGGAACGATTACGTTTGAATTTGGTGTGTCCAGAAATGCGACTTCGGGTGAAGTGGGAAGTTATTCCGAGTCGGCCAGCATCACAAAACAGCTTTCGGTAAATTCGTACAGCGATGCTTACACAAAAATCATGGCAGAGCTTCAGAAATTCGATGCACTCACCAAGTTTGGCATCAAAGTCGAAGATTCCACGGATGAACAGGGAAACCACACGATTGCGTTGTCAGCCTCTGGTGCGGCTGATAGCTTCTCTGCATCTCTTTGCAGGTACATTACGGTTGTTGACGTGACCAGCAACATCCTTTTTGAGAGCGTCGAATACGGGAGTTATGTTCAGGCAGATAAGACCATCAACCAAATCGTAACCTCTGTTGACGGTTGGGATTCCTGCACAAATGAGATTCCGCCCATAAAGGGCAGGTTGACCCAGAAAGACTCGGAGGCCCGTACCAGCTATACTAACCGCGTGGCAAGCCGTGCCACAGGAACGGTCAATGCGATTGTTTCGCTGCTTTATAGTGATGTTGAGGGCGTGACATTCGCCACGGGTTATCAA